TGCGGTTGCTGCTGCTGCTGCCGTTGCCTATGGCACTAAACTAGCCATTGATGGGGTCAAATCGGCAATAGAGGATGAGCAAGCACAGTTGAGGTTGGCTGCTGCATTAAAGAGTGCCACAGGGGCTACTGATGACCAGATAAAGGCTACTGAGGCATATATCCTCAAGACTTCACTTGCAACTGGTGTTGCTGACGATCAACTAAGACCAGCATTTCAAAGATTAGCCGTATCCACAAAAGATGTTAATGAAGCACAAAGATTATTAAACCTCTCTTTAGATATTGCTAAAGGTCGAGGACTTGAACTTGAAACAGTTGCTAATGCTTTGGGTCGGGCGCAAGATGGTAATACCACAGCTCTTGGAAGATTAGGTCTTGGATTATCTAAGAGCGAACTTGCAACACTTTCATTTACTGAAGTTCAACAAAAACTTTCAGATCTTTATGGTGGATCAGCTAGTGCAAACGCTGAAACATTCCAAGGCAAGATTGATCGATTAAAAGTAGGATTTGATGAAGCAAAAGAAAGTCTTGGAGTTGCTTTATTACCACAGGTTGAGCGATTTATTGGATTCTTAAATAACACAGGTATCCCAACTCTCAATGCATTTATTGCAGGATTAACTGGGGATCAGGGTTTAAGTGCAGGATTACAGGAGAGCCAAAGAAGTGCTGAAAGTCTAGGCAAAGGAATTTCTGCTGTGGCTGGCATCATTCAAGGATTCATTACATTCCTTAGAGAAGCAATTGGATTAATTATTAGCCTTGCTAATGAAAGTATAAGGGTTATCAACTTAATTAAGCCCGGAGCAGATATTGGCTCAATTCGAAACATAGCACCATCTGCCACAATTTCAGGCGTTCCACAAAGCGCAACAGGAACTCCATTTGGTCAAGCAGGTGGAAACACAATTAACATTTCAGTTCAAGCCGTTGATAGCGAAGGTGCTGCAAGAGCAGTTGCAAAGGTATTAAATAACAGCGCATCTAGATCAGTTCCACAGCTGTATAACAACGGCATCAAGGGCGGATAATGACTGTATTTACTCCCGATTGGAAACTGACAATCAATGCGGTGGAATACACAAATGTTGCAATATCTGACATCACCCATCAGGCTGGTCGTGAGGATATTTACTCTCAACCCAATCCATCTTATATGCAAATTGAATTGGTTGCATTAAACAATGAAAACTATAATTTACAAGTCAATGATGGAATAACCCTACAAGTCAAAGACAGCACAGACACCTATCGAACTTTGTTTGGTGGCAATATCACAGACATTACAACTGAGGTTGCAACGGCAAGCAGTATTGCCGAAACCTTTACTTATACAATTCTTGCATTAGGCTCATTGGCTAAACTGCCAAAAGTAATTTACAACGGAACATTGGCTAAAGATGATGACGGCGATCAAATCTATGAATTGCTTTCAGAGTTATTCTTAAACAATTGGAATGAAGTGCCAGCAGCTGAAACTTGGTCTGGATACGATGCAACAACTACTTGGGCAAATGCTGAAAATGTTGGACTTGGAGAGATTGATCGCCCCGGAGTTTATGAACTTGAAAATCGAACCGCTGATCCTGACACCACTTACAACATTGCAAGCCTTATTGCTAACAGCGCACTTGGAGTTTTATACGAGGACAATGAGGGGCGCATCTCCTATGCTGACACAACTCATAGACAGAATTATCTTGCCAATAATGGATACACAGAGATTTCAGCAAATACCGCTATTGGTGCGGGATTAAAGGTTTTGACTAGAGGCGCAGATGTTCGCAACGAGATTATCCTTAATTACGGCAACAACTATGGATCACAGAAAACGGCGATTGACTTAACTAGTATTGCAACCTTTGGTTATCGAGGTGAAACCTTAAATACAGTCTTGCATGATGCTACCGATGCACAAGCTGTGGCTGATCGCTTCATTTCTCTAAGATCATATCCACGAGCCTTATTCGACAGCATTACATTTCCATTGACTAACTCAGCAATTGATGATTCTGACCGAGATGCTTTATTGCAAATCTTTGTAGGTCAGCCAATGCGGATAACAGACTTGCCTGTTCAGATAGCCCCAACTCAACAATTTGAGGGTTATGTTGAAGGCTGGCGTTGGAGCACTAGATTCAACGAATTATTCTTAACCATAAATTTGAGTCCGATCGAATTCTCACAAGTTGCATTGGAATGGGAACAAGTATCAGCCTCAGAGGCTTGGAACACTCTAAGTGGTACACTTACATGGGAAAACGCGATTGGAGCAGTAGCCTAATATGGCAAACACAACGAATTATAATTGGGAAACACCGGATGACACCGATCTGGTTAAGGATGGCGCAGCTGCTATTCGCACGCTCGGATCATCTGTTGATACAACAACAAAAGCCTTAAATCCATCAACAACACTTGGCGATATTGAATATCGTTCAGCGACAGCAAACACCAACACAAGACTTGGAATTGGAACAACTGGACAAGTTTTATCTGTTGTTGGTGGAGTCCCAGCATGGGCAACTTCCGATGATGCTAATGCAATTCAAAATGCAATTGTTGATGCTAAGGGAGATTTGATTTCAGCAACTGCTGCCGATACACCTGCAAGACTTGCGGTCGGTGCAGATGGAACTGTTTTAACTGCTGATAGTGCGGAATCAACAGGTTTGAAATGGGCAACTCCTGCTGGTGGTGCAAGTTTTGTTGGTGCTTCTTTATACAATACTACAAATCAAACAATTGCTAATTCAACAAATACAATATTGACTTTTAATCAAGAATACTTTGATACAAATACTTTTCATAGCACCACAGTTAATACTTCTCGATTAACAATTCCAACAGGCAAAGATGGTTATTATCAAATTATTGGTTCAGTTCCGTTTGCTGTAAATGCAACTGGAACTAGATATTGCCAAGTATTAAAAAATGGAAGCATTTTGAAATATTTTAATGTTCCTATTGCTTCAGGCAATGAATATACCAATTCATTTAATATCATTGAAAATGCCGTTGCGGGCGATTATTTTGAATTCCAAGTTTTTCAAAGTAGTGGTGGAAATTTAACAATTTATACAAGGTCATCCGACCAATTAAATGTTTTCCAAATTAGTTATTTAGGAGCATAATATGGAACTATGGGAAAAAATTGTTGCTGAATATCCTGAAATTGCAGATAATGATTTTGCTGAATTAGGTAAAAATGGCTCTATAACTTTGCAAGATGATTCAGATGGCGTTGGTGCTTATATTGCTAAATGGGAATATAGCGAACCCATTCCTAAAGGATTAAAACTAGGCAAACCTTCCGCTTAATGTAATGAAGCCTTACCTATCTAAAGCAGCTGTTCAACTACGGGAACAAATTGATGATTGTTTTGCCGATAGATCTCGAAAATCGGATGGTTGGATTTCAGACGCTAGGCATCAAAAATTAAAATCGGATCATAACGCCTTGCCTTCGGGTGAAGTTTGTGCCATTGACATTACAGCTGATCTAGGTCAAGCCGAAGGCATATCTGCCTACCTTGCCGATCAAATCCGAATTGCTGGCAAAACAGATAAGCGGATCAAATATGTAATTCACAATCATCATATTGCCAGCAAACTATTGAACTGGCGTTGGCGTAAATACAAAGGCATCAATCCTCACACTAAACATATTCATATTTCATTCCATCCAAAACAATCAGGAGAGTTCTTCAACATCCCACTACTAGGAGGCAACGCATGAAACTATCTAACAAACACAAGGCTGCAATCAAGTCATATTTGAGAGCTGTGGCTGCTTCCGGCATAACTGTCCTTTTGGCAATTGTTGCTGACATTCGACCAGAGTTTGCAATCTTGGCTGGTGCGTTAGTTGCACCTGTAGCAAAGGCATTAGATCCAAAGTCTGGTAAAGAAGCTGATTATGGAATTAATGCGGAATGACAGCCAACGAATGGGTTGGTATCGCCGTTGGTGTATGCGGAATATCAACAAGTTTATTCATGGGAGTTCGCTTTCTTATTAAATCTTACCTTGCCGAACTTAAGCCCAATGGAGGATCATCGATAAAAGACACCATCGATCGATTGGAATTGCAAAGTTCTCGACTTGAGAAGCGTGTCGATGATCTGTTCATCCTAATCAGTAAGTCATAATTTTTGTTATGGCGAACACTCGAAAACCTATCAAACGCAAAAAGATCAATCGTCGTGTCGTTCGCCAATCTCCTGAACCATTAACAAAGATAGATCAGCATTACACCGCATTGCATGAATGTTATAAAGCAGCTCGTAAAGCAGGATTTACACCAGAGCACGCATTCTGGCTAATGACCGAGCATAAGACTTTCCCTGATTGGATCGTAGGCGATGGCGGGATCATTCCTTCCATAGATCCAACTGACGATGAGGATGACGATTAAGCGATACTTAGTAATAAGTGATTTGCAAATTCCCTACCATCATGAAACAGCCGTCAAGAATGTTATCAAATTGGCAAAGCGTGAAAGATTTGACAGCGTTCTATGCGTTGGCGATGAAATCGATTTTCAAACCATTAGCCGATGGGCTGAAAAAACACCTTTGGCTTATCAACAAACTTTGGATGATGACCGCACAGCTACTCAAGAAATACTTTGGGCTCTCACAGAGCACAGCCGAGAGGCTCATATTATCCGCAGTAATCATACT